TTGATATAACTGCGAATGTCGTTGATGTTGCTTTGTGCCGGCAGGGCCTTGATACGATATTGTCCGGTTTTCTTTGAAAGCAACTTGACCTTGAGTGTGGCTTGATCAATGTCCTTGCGGATTTCTTTTGTGCTCATTCCTGCCAACATGGCATCAGTTCGTAGGGCACACAGTTCTTCACTGAGTTCTAAACTGATATACACACCACTCAGACCCATCTGTAACCAACTCAGTGCAATGTTCATCATGACCAAGGATTTACCCGAGCCAGATCCGCCTGCAAAAATGTTCAGTTCACCACGACTGAATCCACCATACAAGATCTTGTCCATTTGTGGCCAACCTGTGCTTACTTGCCCACCCGAGTTGAAGTATCGGTTGATACGAGCACTAGGATCACCGAAGTAATCCGTGCCCATGTCTTTGGTAAGTGATATTTGCACCGCATCTTTGATCAATTTTTCTACAGGATCGTATTCGCCTTTTTCAAGCAGGTCTGCACTTTTAAGAATTGCACGTTCTAATTCTTGTCTACGAGTAAAGCCCTCAAACTCATCCATGAACCATTCAAAATGGCCTTCATTTAGATCTGGAATTGTGTTGAGTTTAACGCCTGTGCTGGCACTGATCTGTTCTACCGTAGGCAGTGTCTTGTGCTGGTCACTGTGTCGAGCAATAAATTCGGCCGCTGGTCTAAGACTGCGATCAAAGTTTTCAGGATTGTAAATGTTCTGCACACGCACATACGACTCTGCGTCTTGCAACATCATTTCTAAGAATAGGCGTTGGACTTCAAGTCCGTAGTCTTTTAACAAGTTGTTTCCTTTAAAAAATACTGTAGTTTTTAGAGTTGCTCACTAAAAAATCAACCGCACAATCAATGTCTGTTGGCAAATCTTGTATGGTCCAATTTCTATTTTGATCTATAGTGTTGTGATTTTTTTCATACATGAATAAAAGTATGCACACGTCGTGTAAATCAGTTGGGTTAATTAATTTTACAATATCGTCTATATCTTTGCAATCATAATCGTTGATTACTTTGCCCTGTTGATTTATATAAGATTGTGCAAATACTTTTTTCTCTTCTGGAGGCTCATGACCGTTTGCATCTTGATATAATTCTACCAGATAATCTAGATTTAAAATTTTTCCAAAATCAATAGTCAGTTCAGGAGGGCAGTCGGTATCTTGTTTAATTTGAACATAAAAATCTTTTAGATTTTCAAACATGCTGTCAAATTGATGTAGTATAGATGCTTGCGAGTAATTAACATTTTCAATCTGTTGTTTTTTATAAAAAACATTTTTTGCCCAGCCGAATAAATTTGTATGGGGATAAATTTTCCTTAACCAATACTGATCTTTGAACTCTAAAAGATCGCTTATGCTACTATAATGACTCAATACCACTTGATATTGTCCAATAGTTATTTGCTTTTTGATATCTGACAATTGAGATACCAGCACAGCCGATGATAGCGTTTGTCCCAAATCAATTCGATGCTGTGGAAGAACAAATGTTTTTCCAACTGTTAAAAATTCACCCAAGAATTGGCCAGATCCGCCGGCCGGAAACAAAATAATTTTTTTATTGTATTTTTTTAACAAGTTGCTTCTTCCTTAGTTCTATTTTAATTCGACTGGTTTCTCGAGCCTGCATTATAGTTAGCAACGTTGCCAACTTACCCCAACGAATTACTGCATCGTTTACATCTTTAACATCGGTAGGCCAATCAGGCATACTCACTGCCCACCCTAGTTCTACAGCTCGGTCTACCAGTTTCATACCAGCCTCATCTTGATCTGGCACCACTACAACTTCACGTCCTAAACTGCGTATCAGTCTAACCTGTGCATCATTGATCTCTGCATGTAGCACAGCCAAGCCGTTGATGCTGAGTGCATCAAATACACCTTCTACCACAATGACCTGGGTCCAGTTGTCGTGCAACAAGTCTGTTCCAAATACATAACCAGGCTGTATGTCTTGAATATATCTTGGTGTGCGGTCATCTAAGAATCTTGTGGAATGCCCGACTACTTGATTATTGTAGGTAAATGGAATCACCACTCCAGGGCGTGGCATTGTCTTATACAAGAATGGATAATCCAGTGGAATTGATCTATTTTGCAAATATTCTTTTGCGGCGTCGTTCAGTGGTTGTGTTGTGGTTGGAAGATCTCTATCTTCAAACGCAATACTTTGTAGTTGTTGCAAGATAGCTTGGCGTTCGCTCAACAATCCTTCTATGCTCTTGTGCTTTAAACTTTCAAGATTGATACGTTCAATATCTTCTTGTGGCACATTCATCCACTCCAGTAATCGACGAGCTTTGAATGTCAAGTTACGGCCTAGCACAAAACTGGCAGTATAGCCGCAGTTAAAACAATGATAACTCCACGAACCATCTGTCGTGGGTTTGAGACCGCCACGTGATCTTTTGTCCTGTGTGTCGCCGCGATGAATGCAACAGGGTGCGTTGAAACTTATCCAACCACTGGCTGTCTGTTTTCGTTTAGCTGGTAAAAAAGAAACCACATCAATCATGCTGCTATTATAGCAGATTGTTTAGCGAACCGCAAGAGTATTTGAGTTATCGGTAAAGTAAATCTACCACATAGCCTGTGCTGATAATGACTGCAGCACCGGTTTGGTTAGGATTATTTGGATATACGCCAGCACCCATGCCAGCATTGGGCAAATACCAATAGCCTGAGCCACCATTGGTCACTTCAATTCCGGTCACCACACCTTGATCAATTGTGGCCACGGCTGTTGCTCCAGCACCATCGCCAATAAAGTTGATCTGCGGTGGTGCCAAATATCCGGTGCCACCATTGGTAACTGTGACACTGGTCACTATGCCATTCTCAGTGGTTGCATACCCAATGGCCGGAGTTCCTGGCTGTGTCGGAACAGCAAATATACTGTTGTTGAAACACAAACGCAAGATAGGATGCCATCCTACAATGTTCATATAAATGGTACGGGTTTCGTTGTAGTAGGTCGTTGACTCGGTTACATTATACCAAATGCTTTCGTAATTTTCTGCCGCTTGAGCTTTGATTGTGCCAGTATAACCAACCAGGGTCATTTGCACAGTTGTGACAGCGTTGATGGGCTCGATGAAACTGCTGTAAAATTCTGTGTTGGCAAAACTGTTCCAGTAGTTGCCACCGTTGGGATTGCCAGACCAATACGTGCCCGGACTGTAACTGCCCCAGGCAGTGCCATCTAGACTGGCTTGGGCACTCAATTTAACAGTGGGTATTGTCAACGGAGCACTAGGCACATGCTGTGGCAATACGGAATCCACAATATTGGCCGGTTCCCGTGCTCCGGCTTGGGCATTGGTAAACACTGCTTCTGTTAAATTACCACTGGTGCGTTGTATGCTGTAGTTGGCTGGTTGTGCCAGCACTTCTAACAAGTCAGAACTGGTCAAGGTAACCTTGGCACGGCCTGTTGGCCCGTTCAGTATGACCATGGGTTTTTCAACTAGAATCTCAGCGCCGTTGGTGCTGATGGCCCGAAACAGGAACGTGCTGCCTGTAATATTGACCGGCTTTTCTTGTTGATTAATGAACTCAAATAACAGCACATTGTCAACGCCCTTGTTTATGGTTAGTTGTTTTGCGTACACAGGATCATACCTATAGATAAAAGTTTCGCCGTTGCCTGTGTCCATGAGTAACACTCGCGTGATTTGCTGATAGATATAGGCTTGGGTGGAATACATACATTATATTTAGTGCCTTTGCAAACCAACCGCAAAATGGTCTGGTAAATATGCTTAGATATGACAAACGATTTTTTTGAAAAACTAGCGGAAAAATACCCATTTATAACCTTGTGTGTCTACGCCACGGTGGAATATGTAGGGATTATACAAAATCAAGACGAGGCCATCACAACCATCTACGATTTTGGTGCTATTGTAGACGCAGATCTCAAACGTCATTTTTTAGAGTTGGCCAATGTGTGGTGGTGGGAAAGCAATCGCAGCATTCCCATCAACATATTCCTCAAAGGCGACTGGGACCTATTCAAACCATATCTAAGAACATTTACCAACAAAGATTTAGAAATCCTACACGGGCCTGTGTGCAGCCTCAGTGAAATGAGTCGCAAAAAGTCTAAGCGGAAGTCAATAACTCTAGTGCGTCGGGTTGATTGAGTAGATTCATATGCAGTGCCACCAAGGCTGCATAGCCAACAGCGTGTGCATGTTTGAACACAAATCCACGACTGTCATCACCGTCCCAAACTGTTTCAAACACTTTGTCCCAAGGCTGATTTTGTAAATGTGCTTTGCCAGGACGAATAATACTGATAAATGCGGCCATCCTTGGAATTGAATCAGGACGCATTGTTTGTAATAATTCTGTATAGTTACCTATGTGAACCAATTGATTGGCCCATTCTGTATCTGTCCATAGTCTTTCCCATGGCGGGTCAGCGGTCAGCATCATTTGATAATGCTCAGGACTCTTGATCAATTGATACACTGACATGTTTAGCAAGTCAATTTTAAAATATCCCAACTGTTCGGCCTGCTCGTAGTCAATGGCCGCACAGGCATTTACTGGATCGTACGGAATATCGGTAACATATACACCAGAGTTATGTCTACGCACTTGTCCTTGATGCAGCTGACGTGCGGGTGTGGCCTGGATCAACTGTAACAGTTGATCTCTATCGGCCAAGTCAATATCAATATCTGCGCTCATGATATTAGTTTTCTTTCCTGTTCTAATTCTGGAATGTAATCTGCAAGTTTTATATTTCTAGATTGATCTAGTTTGTCATTGAATTCAAAAAACAACTTTAATTTGACCGGGTCAACTGTCGGATTGCGTTGATAGTGTTGAATCAATCCGTCAACAAGACTTTTTAACAACTTGTCGTTATTATAACATTTTAATTGTCGTATGGGCAACAATTTAGACAACACCAATTTGGTGTCAGGAAAATTCAACGCAGATAACATGTCATTGTTGCTGCCGGCTAGTTGAGCATGCACCAGAACTCCTGGAAATTCATCATCGAGCCACCGGAATAAATCATATACCCGGGTCACATTGTAGATTGATACTGTGGTGTTGATCGTTATTTTGTGATGATTGTTGAAAAGATATTTCATATTTTCAACAATGGTATCCCACTGGCTTGGCCATCTCACATAATGATTTACATCGCCAATACCTTCGAGACTGACAATAAACTGCATGTGTGGCAGTAGTTTTAATTGTTTTTTAAATCTACCGTTAATTTTGGTAGCATTGGTATTGACCAAGAACTCAAACGTTTTATTTTCATCAATGCAACGGTCTAAGAAATCGTAAAATTCAGGCATCGTAGTGGGTTCGCCGCCGGCCACATACAGCTTTTTTAAATTTGTAAAATTTACAATATCAAAATCACTGCGTTCTGTTGGTGGTAACTCTGTTATTAAATTTATTTTTTTGTATTCTTTGCCAATCAAGTGACTATAAGTAGGACCACACATTCTACACTGTAGATTACAAATGTTGCTTGGTCTAATTTCATAATAAGCCGGATACTGTATCGAATTAAGGTCCTCCAGTGAGGTTAAATTCAAACGATTGGCCCATTCTACCGTTTCTTGTTCTCTAGGACTTAAAATATTTTGATCTTCAAGTTCGTAACAACTAGAACAATGGTCTGTAACAGGCATTCCAGCTATCATTTTATCTCTTATAATTTTGTAATTTTTATTGGTTGCAAAATTTGTTATTTCATCTAGTCTGGCCACCGGAGTATTGGATCTACAACACACTGTGGTTTGATTATCTGTGCGTTGATTGGTCAGTAATTCAATAAATGGAAAAATACAAAAACTTTTATTTGTTGTGACAAGGTCATTGAAAAAATTAATATTAGATTCATAACTGGGATCTAATAATACCTCTGTAAATTGTCGTAGTTCTTTTGCCAGTTGTATAGTTTTAAAAAATGCGTCAGGATGAGAGTATTCTTCCTTGGGCTGATCCAACACAATGATTTTGTTAAATCGCTGTGCAAAATCAAATAATTTTCCATATTCCATGTCATACACACTGGTATGATAGTATCCGGAGTTATTGATATCATTGATTGTAACTTCATTGTCTAAGTCAGACAATAGCCCGTGGCATTCGGCTAAATCTTGCTGAGCAAGATTCCGTGTTTTGATATCTGTGTCTTCGGTGTTGTTACCCAAGCATAGAATTTTCATTACCATCCTGCCTTTTGTAATATATCCTTGGCATACTCTTGGTCTGCCGGATAGTCTTGGAACTTCTTCATCCAAAAGTCTGCATCGATATAACTCCATACCATAGCAATTTGTGTAGTATCCAACTCACCTAAAAATTTCTGTCCTGATTCACTGTTGTAAATGATCCAAGGACTGATACGACCTGCGGTCACTGCATATACCATAGCATTAGTATTGCCATAACGTAGGCAATCTTCTGCCGGGTGTCCTGACTTTTCTGCCCAGTCTATTCCAAATTCCATGGCACGGGCCAAAGCATCATTTACATTCTCCACACGCAGATAATCAGTTAGATATTCGGTATACACTGCATCTTTGCACCAATGGTCAATTTTTTTGTTTTGTTTCAGTACCCATTCTACAAATCTTGCGGGGTTCACGGCACGAATATCTACACAGTATCGACCAAACTTGACAAAGGCCTTGTAATACGGGCTTTCACAAAAGTCATCATAGGTTTTTAATCGGGCTGATCCTTGAGTTAGTTCATAAAACTTCAAGTAAGCATTGAATCCTAAGCGCACACCAGTTTCATCTCGTTCCATGCGGCGACGGCGCGGCTCGCAACTATGCACCGCGAGACTAGACTCTTTCATAAAGTCCTTCCGACAATACTGACAGGTATAAGTCATTCTTGTTTGCTTTTTATATGACGATATATTTGATTGGCAACTTTCATTGACCCTTCAATTCCCAGGTGCCAGTTGGACTCAGACACGTATGTTTTTGTAAGCTGGCCAAACGAAATCATGTTGGCTCCAGGAGTCAATTCTATCAAATGTTTGTTAAATCGCTCAATCACTGGTTTCAAAGCAGTATTATCAAAGTCATTCATTAATAAAAAGTAAAAATCTATTTTTTTATTTTGCAAGAAATTAAATAAAAAATCTATAGAATTTGAAGAGACCGTTCCTATCTGCTCAAACCCAATATTTTTTTTAAGTTTTGATATGGTTGCGGACTCATCCTGTGTATTTAAATAAGAATAAGGCAAGAAGGATTGATTCCATGGAATATATTTTTTATCAACTTCGGGATGATCATACTCGCAAGGCAAATCAAGTCTCCAAGGTTCCGAAATATTAATCACTACCAGTGTATCTTCTGGTGTATAATTAAATTTGTTTATGCATTCTAAGATAGAATGAGCTATCAACATATTTCCGTGTGAACTGGCCGCAACATTGACCAGACTGGTAACTTGTAATTTCCTAGCCAGGAACCCAGGCCATGACCTAGGCAATTCAACGGAAAATTTAGGATCGGTAATATAAACGCAATCACCGGGCGAGATTTTATCTGGGGGTTCACCACCTATTCCGTTGAGCCAGAAATCTTGACTAAAACTGCATCCTGAAACTAACAAATTTTTGTATGTTTTCATTTTTTAACTTCTTGCCCAGCGGCTTTTAGATAGGCATCAATGTCTTTTTTGGTATTGATCTCAGACATTAACTCTAGCTCGTCATCTCGGAGATGTGGATACAGTTCGGCCAATTGTTTTCGAATACCGCTAGCACCGGGTTCTTTTTTCTTGGGAGCAATCCACTGATGTCGTTGTGTTCCCAAGCCGGGACTCACTGTGGTAGCACATAACCACTGTAGTTTAGGATGACGATTGATCGTAAAAAAGTTTTTGTTGAGTCGTTCATTGGTTGCAATCAAGTAAAACTCTTGCAAATCTCTACTGCCTTGCACACTTGAGCCATAACGAATCATTAGAAAGTTGCTGAACTTTTTACGTTCTTCAGCTGTTAAGTCATCGTAAAATGTTCGATCCTTGCGATCAAACACCGACATTTCATTATTGATACTGAGCTTGTCCATTACCATGCCAAGTTATAGTTGACCACTTCACAATTGCGACTGATGTCTTTGACAAAATATACACAGTCGGGTTCGGGTCCTTCGCTGACTGGCACACACAACATCTGACCATTCTTCAGCTTGGGTGCATACCACGATACTTCTTGATACACATCAATAATTTCAATGTCTAAAAAACTTGGACGAAAACTGGTCAGTGGATTGAATTGAAATGCTTTGAATCCGCGATCGTTTATTGACGTCAACGGCAACACTTCAAGATCACCAATGTCGGGTTCACCAATCAAGATCTGCCAATCCACCGGCATACGAATTCTATGCGGGCCTATTCGTAGCACCAAGGCTGGTGCTGTAAAACTTTCTAAAAAGATTAGTGGAATATAATGGTAGTCCGGATCCTTGGGATCGCTGTTGTCAAAAATAGCAAAACGCATGTCATCTACTTCTTCAGGAAGATGGTCTAGATCAAATGGTTCATTGTCAAGTGTTAGTATTCTCATACGTGTATTATAACATATTTTTCTTGTGTTGCAACCTTTATTTGCCGTATCGCTTTAATGCACTATCACGCATTTTTTGTAGAGTTTCTTCACTGTGTTTTTTTCCGGTCATACCAGCTTTGTGTCCTTTTTTACCGTTACTAACTTTTTGACGAAATTCTTCGGTTCGTATTCTGCCCGTTAATGTTTCAGAACGTTTTTTATTTGATTCTGCTGAATGTTTTTGAACGCCCGTTTTATCTTTATTCCACGGAGTTCGGCCTTTTGCTTTTTCAGACATTTTTTTGCGAGACTCGTCACTATGTTTTTTGCCTGTTCTAGCGAACGAAATATTTTCTCTTATTTTTTGATATTCCCAAGACGTAAAATTTCGTTGCTGATTTTTATTCACTTGTGCAAACTTACCGACGGCCCAACACATAGCTTGTTTGACTTTGCCGGTTGTCATTTTAGTCAACAATAAATGGCAAACAAAATGTTCTCGTGCT